AGAAGGCCAAGCCGCAGCAAGAAGGGCAATCGGTGGTGTTGTAAATGGTCTATTCTCTTCTATGGGTATCTTGGATTATGACATTGGCACTGGCAAATTAGCACTATTTGGCGAGTCTAGCAAATTTGGCTTAGACTTAGATTTCTTAGACAGCCTTGCATCTATAAATGGAGCACTTGCTGAGTTTGAAAGTCTTGCCGCTCAAGGAGATGAGCTATTCAGCCAGATCTCTTCATGCCTAAAAGAGTTTAAAGACTGGAAGGACAGCACTGGCCCCACTCCCATGACTGGCGCAGGCGGATTAGCAGGAAACACAGACCAGTATAGCGCAAACTCTAGAGCCGCTGCGTTAGGCCTAGCGAGACATCAGGTAGAGCAAGCCATAGATTTCTCTAACAAGTGTCAAACATTAATTGACAACATAGGGATCGTTCTTTTTGATCGTCAAAATGAAGTCCCCGAAGATCAGGACGAAGAGCCAATCTTCCGTCTAATTTTTGGTCCTCCAGTCTCTAAGAAAGGACTGTTTGTTTTATCTGAGGATGGACTTTATTACGATTCACAAGAAAGACTTTATAATGGGCAGCCGATCCCATCCGCTTCGGATGTTGGATTTGTACTTGATCCAGTAAAGTGGCAGTTAAATCATGCAGCAAATTTAGGAGGAAAAGGAAGTTTAGTTTCTGCGGATATATTAAATCAGTATGTAGATACTATTTTTGATATCAATATTATTGATAATTCCGTAGACCTAATGCAATACTATGAAAAGGATCACTTCCTACAGGTATTAGAGGGTCAAAAGGCGAAGCAAGTTTATGATGTCTCGTCGGAAATAACTGAGCTAATGACTGGGGGTTTTGCACAAGACTCCGCTGTAGTGATTAACCATAAGCAAAACTTATATTCAGTTATTGATAGCTTTGATCAAAAAATAAATAAAAGAAAGAAGCAAATTGAAGTTGCTGTAAAAGGCCCCGATTTATTTGGTAGTGATGAAAGATACTCCCCAGGTGAGGTTCCAGTAAATGATTTCTCTTACTTGAGTTCAATAAATTTAAATATTGATTTAGATTCTCAAAAGAAGTTAGTTTTTGAGGCTGGCGATGTTACGGATGTGGTTCTCCCCATTGAGCCTTTGTTTGTTAGAAATTACGGCGTAAACTCTGAAACGCTAATAGACCCACTTGTTGTTCCTCCTGTAGGGAAGGGCTCAATTGTATTTAGTCCTTCAGTGTCCTCTACAACTGCTCCTGCGCTTTCCTTAACCGATCAAATCTCTAGCGATAGTTTGTTCTCAATTTACAATTTCTTGAAGGCAGATACGGAAACACCTGATTCGGAAAACTATAGAGCACTAAACTGTGCCACAATAGGAGATTACGGAAACGCACAACTTGTTGGAAATGTCGGCTCAGTGTTCTCCTCTGGACTGTCCGTTCCCTTCTTAGGTGGAGTATCTAGATTTAATGTAAACACCTACAAGCTAACAAAAACAAATAACTACTTGCGGCTACCCCCCACCGATGAATTTATGAATTTCCTGTACAACTCTAGCGGTTGTAGCATGGAGTGCTGGTTGCACATACCTAACTATGGAACAAGCGCAAATGGACAAGAAGCAGGCAACTCTTTTAGGCCATATTATGGCGGAGGCTGGGGAGACTACAATTACTACAAAATTTTACTCGGAAATGAAAATATGGGGGGAACTTTAAATTTACCTGACGTAAGCTCACTTGTAGACGCTAAAGGGACAAACACAACTAGAGGCTTGCTGATTGGGTTCAGTCGAGATCCCGTAATTTATTCCGAGGATTATATTGTCCCAGGCACAAATACGGACCCAGGGCAAAATGCTGGTATAGCTGTTGAGAATACAACTGCTTCTAGCTGCTTCTTTATCGCTCCGACAATGGCATTCGGGCCAAGCTCGGTAGAATTTACGCCTCGAACTTCATGCTCAAATTCTTCGAACAATATAAAATATAATAAATTTGTAATCAGAGATGGCGATGAAGTTGAAGGAAAGAGAATGAGCGACGTTTCAGCAGGATTTGTGCATCTTAATATTACTTTTGATGTCTCTGCCGATAAATGTATTGTCTATCTAGATGGAGTTCAGATGGGCTCCTCTGCGATGTCAGATGTCTTTGGCACAGAGCCCACACATCCCCCTAGAATCCCCACCTTAATCACACCTGATACAGCCGATGGAAGCAGCTTTTACTACTCAGCCAATACAGTAAATCAAAAATCTGGCTTTACTACTTTTGATAATGGACCTAAGAATGATACTTTCTTCACCCCATGGGTCCTTGGGAGTGGTTGGACAGAGGGCCACCCAATTAATTCTTCCACAAAAGATGGTGGCTTTATGGGACTTAGGCATGGCTTAACTAGTGGACTAAATGGCTTTGTGGGAAGTCTGAAGTTTTATTCAAAACCCCTATCTACTAGTGAAGTTTTACAAAATTACAAAGCACAGAAGGGTTTATTTAAGAACATACAAACATGAGTACAACAAATATTTATGGCATAATCCCACTTAAAAAAACAAGGGATGACATTATTAACTCCATTGATTCAAATGATGTTTTTGGCGTTCGATATCCATTGTATGATTCAGCAAATGAAAGAAAGGGCATATTCTCTAAAACAAAAGGAATAGAGCTTTTAAAAAGCCAACTAATTCAATTTATCAAAACTGAGCGCGGTGAAAGAGTGATGCTCCCTAATTTTGGATTATCTTTGCGTAGATATCTTTTTGAGCCCATTACTGAGGACTTAATAATCAACTTAAAGAAGGAAGTAATCAATGGGTTAGCTTTGTATGTCCCTAGAGCAACCGTGTTAAAGCTTGATGTTTTTCAGGGGGATGCGCTTGACGGATTCGGCGTTCCAGGCATTAAAATTCATTTAGTTGTTTCTGATTCAACAACTAATCAACAGACAGACTTGACAGTATCGCTATGACTAGAAATTATAATTTACCAAGCAACATTCCTTTTACCACTGCGGCTTCAGATTTTCAAAAGCTGCTAAAAACTGGAGCAGACTTTGACAATAAAAAAGATTTAATAAATTACGCAGCCACGGATTTTGGTGATTTAAGAGACTCTTTGTTTAACTATATGCAAGCTGTATACCCCGAAGATTATCAGAATTTTACTGAGTCCGACTTTGCAGTTATGTTCGCTGAGCTGGTTTCTTACATGGGAGCCGTAATGTCTTTTAAAGCAGATGCTTTAGCTAATGAAAATTTCTTGCCTACCGCACGGAACAGAAAAAATATTAAAAAACTTTTAGAGTTGATAGGCATAAGAATGAAAGGTCCTACTTCGGCTGGAGGAAGTGCATCATTTACTTTGGATGCTCCAGCAGGGGAAAATCCCGTGATTTCCGCCTCTGATCGTGTAGTTACAATTTCTTCTCCTCAAGATGGGGGCCAAGTAACATATACGTTATACACCACTACAGGCGGAAAAATTTCCTCCTTAACGTCAAATACTACGCAATTAGAATTATCACTTACTGATTCTGTTGATGGAGCTAATACAGTTTGGAACAATTTAGCATTAGTTGAGGGTGCCCTAGTAGAGGAAACTGGTTCTTTTGATACAACGGAAGTATTCAAAACAATTTCATTAGGTCAGGGACCTGTGATTGAAAACAGTGTTCAGGTATTCATCTCTAGCGACAATGCCTTGTCAGGGAGTTATACTCAAGTCGATAATATTTTTTCCGCTTCTAGTACGACTGATCGCGTTTTCGAGGTCTTGTATGACGAGTTATACAACGGAACCGTTAGATTTGGAGATGGCAACTCAGGGGCTACTCCTCCTAACTCATCCACCTATCGAGTTCTTTATCGAGTTGGGGGCGGAAGTAGGGGTAACTTTTTGGGGACATTGAACTCGCCTATAACCACTACAAATGTGGGCGCTGGGACTTTAACAAATACAGGTGTTGTTACGGGCGGAATTGACGCCGAAACAGTTGAGTCCGCTAAGTTAAATGGGCCTTTAGTTTTTAAACAGCAAGACAGACTAGTAACTTTAGGCGATTACAGGTCCTTTGTTTCTAGGTATAGTAGCCCTAATGGAGGAACGGGTATTGGCACAGCAGTCACAAGAAAAGCATACTCATCCGCGAACGTGATTGACGTTTTTGTTCTACAAAAAGCAACACCCACTCAGTTGCAGAAGGCTACTGTTGATTATAAATCTAATTTATTAGACGCAATGCAAGACAAAAAAATGCTAACGGATGATGTTGTTATTGTGGATGGTCTAATTAGAACTTTAGATTTGATAACCACAGTATTCGTTGACTCTGCTTTAGCAGATTCGGAAGACTCTATAAAGAGACAGGTAGCCGATGTTGTAACAAATTATTTCTCATACTCTAGATTCGGATTTGGCGAGGCGTTCGTTCCCCAAGATCTAAATAGAAAAATATTTGATTTAAATGATGTAAGATATTCAACTATAGATAATGTTGATAGGTCCATAAAAGTGGACTTTAATGAAGTAATACAATTGAACAATGTAACCGTAAACGTAACCTACGTCTAATGGCAAGAAAATATTCAAAACTTAATTTTATTGATGCAGTAAAAATCATCACTCCAGATGTATACCTAGAGGATGATAGAAGCGTTAGTGGACTACAGGTTAAATTAACTGATCAAGTTATTAATAGCCACTTAATATCCATCAATAATATAGCAAATACTTTGAATGTTAGTGCTCTAGGCGGATTCCCATCTTACAGTGCGATTAATAATCCTAGCGGCTTCGGCCAATATCTCGTCAAACAAAATCAGTTAACGGAGATAACTGCTAGTGATTTTGAAAAAAATATCTTACGTCCATTAAATGTAAAGTTTTCAGACTATTCTACCTCAGGAGACTTCTTGGACTTTCTTAGCGGGACACTTCTACCAAAAATAAGTTTGAACTCTAATAATTTACTGGTAGACACCTCAGCAAAGTATTCCAGCACTCCCAGCGGTACTCACGCATATTTAATTGATAATTTAAGTTGGTTATACTTTTTAAATACTAACGCCACTGTCATGGATCCATCAACTATTGTAGCTAGTTCCATGATGGAGAAATTTTATTTTGGTAAGCCCTATAGAATAAATGACGGCATCAAAGATTATCAACAATATATTTGGGAAAATTACTCTAACTTTAGTTCCATTGATGCTGGATTTTTGCCCACGAAGTTTCTTTCAGGCGTGGGGACCTACACTAGCGGAAACCAAAATTTAGAAAAATTAAAAACATTAATTGATGTTATTTACTCGCCACTTTACATTGACAGTGATGATACAACAGTAAAAAGCGCACTGGAATCATTTCTAGAGTCTAATACTCAATTAGCCACTACAGAAGTGGCAGGCCCTTTTCATAAGTTTTTAAGAGCTTTATCCTATTCCTTACGAGATCTAGACAACGAAATAGAATCACTGGAGACTTTAACTTCAGTTCAAGATTGCCCCGTGGAGTATTTACCTTACTTAGCCAGCTTACTGGGGTGGACATTATATGGTAATAATGAGACTTCTTGGAGAAATCAAGTAAAAGATGCCGTCACGCTTTACAAAAAGAAAGGAACCAAAGAGGGCTTAGTACAGGCAATGAACACTGTAATTGTTCAGAACCCAATACAAACTAGTTCTGTGGTAAAAGAGTTACACGAGTCTTATTTGCCGAACTTAATATACTACCTTCTTTTAACTGAAAGTGATAAATTTGATGGAGAGGATTTCACAATCCAAGATGCTCTTGATTTAGGTATTGAGTCTGGAGCAAGCATATCAAATAAAGATCAGACAATTAGAGCAGCAGTAGATTCAATAATATTAAGAGCAGTTAGAGCTTATCCCCATTTATTTTATGTCAGAAATGAACCCTTCAGAGTATCGTTACTTGAAGACGGAACTGCCTGGTTTGGCCCAACAACTATGGCGGGAGGCGAGTATTTTACGGGATTAATTTATGACGATTCCTCTCGCCGCATCGTGGTGTTAGGTGATCCTGCATTTAACTTTGAATTTAGGGGGAGAAGTTTTCCCATCCCTCCTTGGGAAGAGGAGAAGTTTTACAGGAATTGTCTAATTACAGAGGACCTGCTTCGTTTTTATGTTAATGAGTTAAAGAGATTCTGTGTTGATTCTAGCATACTAACACAATTTTATGATTATGTTTATGGGTATACATTATCAGGAACAGATCGCACTGACTTGTATCTAGGTAATGGCTATGTGATGTTTACATCAGGATTAGAAAATCCACCAAACTATAAAAGTATCTTAGACAATTTTGATTATGATGATTACACCGCATTATCTTTATGGAATGGTAAATCATCAACTTTTGATTTTACAGTCTGTGCTGGAAACTTTGACAGCATACTTTTCCAAGACTCCTCGGGATTGTACACAAAAAGTGAGATTTTAGATAGTTTGCAAGTAGTGGATGATTTTTCTCCCGCAAAAGCAGTGCCAAGAACAAGAGTAGTTTTATCCCAAACGGAGTTTACTAGCGGTCTTGATTTTATATGCCCATCCATCAGGTATAATATGCCAGATGTCGCAGCGTCCTCAGCAGCCATAGCTGGATACGAGGTTTCTGGTATATGGATTCGCGGCACTGGGTTCGGATTTGGCGGTGACACTTACCCAGGTTTTGATGACTCAA